CTATGGTGAAAACCTTCTGGTGGTTCAGGTGCTTCTAAGTTGCTTGGAGGAACCCATCCCCTCTTACGAACATCCTTTTCACGGGTCTCTAATTTGCGCGAGGTTTTGTTTATCTTTTCAGTCATATTACGCCTCCTTCACGTGTTTTGCGTACTCTTCAAGTGGCACACCAAGTTTTTTTGCGATAGCTACCTGTGAGGGTGTGAGTTTCACAGTGCGGCGGCCTGTTGCCGATTTTCTTACAACTCCAGCAACTTTTTGCTTCGGTCGATTTACATCCCCACCGTCGGAAAACTTATGGGGAAACTCTTTTCGTATTCGTTTATCTATCTCAGTATAATAGTCATCATCTGCTACGTCAATACCCTCTTTAACTAGCTGATTATGTATATCATAAGCAGTATATGTCATGGCACTGTCTGTACCAAACCAATCATTTTTATCGGCCCACGCAACAGCTTTTGGATCTGGTTCTCTTTGTTGTTGAGGTTGATTGTTAATTATCTGTTCAACTTCTTCTTTTGGAGCAGACTCTATCTGAGCTTTTCTTTGAATAGCTTTTGCTTTTGATACTTTTAAACGCTCATCTTCAATAGTTAAACGAGCTATTTCTTGTTGAGCAGCAACTTGTTTTTCTACATCTTGTGCATTAACAGCAGCTTCCATTGCTCTTTTAGCAAATTCTTTTTGATTAACTAAAGCTTTTTCTCTTTCAACAAGCATAGAATCATTTTGAATAAGACTAGATGATTTTAATTTATCAGACTCTGTTTTAACTTGTTTAGCATAATCAATAGCAGCTTGCTCACGTCTCTCTGCTTCACGCATTTTTTTAGTAAGTTTGTCTATACGTCTTTTTACAGATTGAGAATACTCCTCAAGCTCTTCTTCTTTTGCTTCTTGTTTAGGTTGTTCTTGAGGAACCTCTTCAACTTGAACTTCAGGTTCTGTTGTTTTTACTTCCTCTGTTTGTGATTCTTCTTTTAACTCCACTTCGACAGCTTCACCCGAGGTATCTATCGGTACCATTTTGTCATTTTGTGTTTGCTCTTGCATAGAATTCTCCATGTTACATTATGTTGGCTGGCAATATATCTCTCGGATCATCAACGACTGCCAGAATCTCATCTTCGTTAATAATACGCAACTCACCACCATCAATCTTTACTCTAGATCCTGCATAGCGAGTTATTATAACCCAATCGCCCTCTTTACACCAAGGACCATCAGGGTATCTCTCTTTATCTTTATAGCATAAAGAACCAGTCTTTAATACTTTACATATGTTTGTTGTTATCTGGGATTCTTCTACTGTTTCATCAGTAAGAATAACACCGCCTTTTGTTTTACCTTTTAATTTAAGAGGAAATAAAACTATTCTCCAACCAACAGGTTGTGGAATTTTTTCTAATTCTTTTTTTTCTTTTTGTTCTTGTGCACCATCCCAAACGTGTTTTGGTACAATCAATTTAGGTTTAGTCGTCATCTTCTAGCTCCGTTTTCTTCAGCAGGTCCGTGAGTTCCTGTTCAGTTTCTTCAAGACCGCGAAGTTTACCAGTCAAATACCGATACTCGTCCCAATCTTTTACACCACTACATATAGCTTGTCTTATAGTCTCTTGTCTAGCTTTTAGTTGATTTTTAAAATAAGTAAAAAAATTTTCTATTCGCATGATTATTTTTTAGATGCATTAGCAATTAAATTAAAAGATAAAGCAACTCTTGGTTTGTCCGATTGATAAGGTAATGTGTAATGAGGCATCATACTTGGAAACATATATAAACTGTTTGGCTGCAAAATATCGGAAAAATCCATATCAGGAAAAGCTATTTGTCCTGCCTTATCGTCAGAATCTATACAGAAAACACCAGACCATTGATTAGCATTAGCGCCTAGATGAGTATGAGGTACAGTTTTTTCTCCTTTTTTAAACTGCATACCCCAAAATTCTTCAAAATCGTAAGAAGGAACAGTCACGTGATAATTTCTTAAACATATACAAGTATGTAAATGACTTAGAACAATGCTTTGAAATTTAATGTAAATAGGCTCTTCAAGCATTTTATGATATGTCGTCATATTTGCTTGAACATTTGTTTTATGATTCATAGAATCTTTTTCAGTTAATTCTAAGGTTTTATCTAAAAGTTCTTTTAAATAATCATCCTCTAAAATATTATTAAAAATATAAATAGCGTAGTGTCCTTGATTACTATTTTGAACAATTCTTGTGTTAAATTTTAAATCTATTCGCATGATTTCATTTGGTCAGCTAATTTTTTGCAACGATTTGGAGTTTGTTTATTCCATTTCGAGTCGAGCATTTCGTAGCTCGCGCCTATAAAATTGCTTTCCTGCAGGCATTTCCACATGTTACGGAACTTGGACACGCCTGATTTTCCAAGTTGAAATACCATTTCGGTAATGGTATGCTGCGCGGTTGTAGGCAAATCTCTTACATCATGTTCTTCCATAAGTTGTCTTGCCATACCAATTGCTTTATTTAAATCTTTATCAAATACTTCTTGTAATTCTTGTTTTGTGTAAGTCTTACCATCTTCAAATTTATCTTCGTGTACTACTTTATGACCCCAGCCTATTGTGCGAAATCCTTCGGTGTCTATGTATACGTGATCTCTAAAGCCTTCGGATAGTTTTACGGAACCAGCTAATTCGTCGTATGTCACTTAGTAAGACCTTTTGCCTTTTCGAAGGTGCGAAGGCCCGATACGCCGAGCATTGAAGTGACAATTGCTAGAAGGGGTCCAGTTTCTATGGCAGGTGGGACAATATCCATACCTGAAAATTTTGCATACCAATCAATAAGGGGAGATAGGATAAAGGCAAAGAACAGCGCTAGGGCTCCACACCAGCCAATCGCTGGTCGCCAGCCAGCAACAAATATGCTGCGATGGCTGGCTTCCTTTGCATTAACATCTAATTGTTTTTCTGCAAGCTTTTGTTGTAAGCGTTGCATTAGAATTTTTTTATCTAATTTTTCTTCCTCTGATGTATGAAGTTCATCGACAACTTTTGAAATAGTAGCTAAGGCTCCACCTTTTCCACCACCAAGTAAGCCACCGAGTAGATTAAGCACTATGCTGCTCCACCTGTCATCCAGCTAAGTATCCAGATAACAATGATCGCTACTATAGCGGCCTTAATCCAGTCCTTCATTTTCCACTCTGACCACTCTTTAATATGTGACCATAGATCTTTTAGTAAGTTCATAGAACCTCCTTTGTTAAAGTAGCGAAGTATACTATTTTACGCCTTTGAAAGCTACTTTTTTAATTTGCATTCTACTTGTTTGTCCTTGAGGTCCGCTTCCTTTGTTATCTTTAACAACAAAAGCAGGAAAAACTTGTTCCGCTGTTGAAGCTACTTTAGTATTTGGAAAGGGGTTTTTCTGAGGGACTTTGGTCATTTTTGCATTTTTAAATTTCATATTATCCTCTCTTTTTAGCCTTAGCTATACCACCTTTTTTCATAAAGCCCATTTTATTACGAACGGGTGTAGGTAGTTTTTTAAGTCCTTTATTAGATTTAGGTACTGGTTTTAATCTTTTTTTCATCAATGATACGTTACATTATTTTTTTCAATTAAAAAAGATTTATTTATCATATCAAATAATATTTCTGCTTGATCTGCTGGCATTTCCTCATGAAGCAGTATTTTAGAAACATTTATCAAAGAAGTTGCAAATTCAACAGCATCTAGTTTTTCAGTATCTATGCGGTCACGAACACTTCTATAGATATCGTAAGCATTGTTTTTAGGAGCGTCTTGCGGCATTCATTTTCTCCAAAGTTACAGCGGCTCTAAGTTGAGCGATATCCTCAGTAGAGTCAATCTTTTCATCCTGTAGCTTTTCTTTTTGTTTTACTTTTAATAAATCTAAAGCCATCTGATTTTCATCTGATTTTTCTTTTCGTCTTATCTCTGCTGCTTGAAGATCTAATTCTTTTTTGCGCAATTCAACAAGACTGTCTTCACCCATACCTTCCATCATTTCTTGTTCTTCGGCAACCATGTTATTTGTCATCTCAGCAATTTGTTTTGCAATAGCAGCTTCCATCTGCATCTGCATCTGTTGCTGTGCTTGAGGATCTTGTTGCATCTGTTGCATCTGAGGAGCCATTTGTTCCATCACTGCTTGTCTTGCCATTAATGAAATATGTTCAGAAATATGAGCTTGTAAAATACTCATTACAGGTAAATTACTTTTAACTAACATGCTTGACATGAAAGCACGATGAGCATCAATATGAGCTTGATGATCTTGACCCTCGAATGCTTTGAGAGGTTTTCCTAACAATGAAATAGAATTCTCGAGTCCTGGATCTGTTGGTTGTGGTTGAGGCGGGGGAGGAAGAAGCGCCTCAATATTATCCACTCCCAATGCAAGATACATACGGCGGTACGCTTCTTGCAAATTATGCTGCTCAGGATTACTCTGAGCTAGTTGTAACTGTAACTGTGCCATTGCCACTCTTTGTGACATAGAAAACATATTTGGATCAGACACAGGAACGACATCTATCCTGTCGTCAAAATCTGTTTGTTTAACTGTCTGGTTTCCACCAACAACTTGATAAGGATATTCAGGTGGCAGGCTTGTACCAAAAACTTTTGCTAATAATTTAAATTCTATTTTTTGTGCGTAATGTAATCTCTTATGGATAGCGCTCATAACTTTTGCGCCTTGTTCCATCATTGCTAAGGTTGTACCAACTGGAGCATTGGTATTTGTTTCTGCAATCTTCATGTCAGCCACGGCAGCGAAACGCTTACCCGCGTCTACACAAAAACCTAAGAGCTGGAATAATACTTGGTCGGGTCCTTTATAAGGTAAAGGTAATAGTCCTTGGCGCAAGTCTCCACCCGGTGCATCCACGTCTCTAAATTCTCCTGGCTGTAAAGGACTGTCGTCATCTCTGATACGTAATCCTCTTGCCTTAAAGCCTGCTGGCAAGTTTGATAATGTTCCCGCATCAATAAGTTGACGGAGCGTGGCAGTAGCCGTTCGTGAGAGGCCCCCCAACATATGGATAAGACCAAAACCATAAAAGCCAAGACCAGGAAGGAACTTGTAGTGAACGAAATATTGTATTTTCTTTTTAAGAGGGTCATCCTCTTTGTAGTTTCTGTAGATTGATAATACTTTTCCTGAGCCTTCATCGATTGTAACAACGTATGGCAGCTCTATACCTGTTTCTTCCCCAGTTTTCGCGTCTTTATCTTCGAACCCTGGTATGTCCAAATTGCAATGTATTTCATACAAAGTATATGCATTATCTGCATAATCTGTCTTTTCTACACCCTCTATCCTGTCATATTTTGCCTGAATTTTGCTCTCTTCGTCACTCTCTTCTACCTCAATATCCCTATAAAACCCTGCATTTTGTAGTTTTCTAAGCTCATTTCGGTTCATTTTAACAATTTGACCTACTCTTTCCGCTGTTTCTAGGTCTGTTGCCATGTAATTAACGACTAAATCCTCACTTGGAACAAATTTTGACACACATTGTGCCTTACCACCGTCATAATACACCTTTTTAAAAGCAGATCCTGCTAAAGGTAGGTGAAATAACAACTGATCCATGTCTGGAGTGTAGTCTTCCATGACTGTAGTGATCTGATAATTCATAAAATCTTGTACTCTGTCTGCTTGCGCGATAACTTCTGGTGTTTCTACCCCTAAAATTGACGTTTTTACTGGTCCTGATGGAGGTAATAATTCTTTAAACGCTTGCGCTTGAAATTGTGTGACAGATTCCGCTAATAATGGGTGTGTTACACCGCTTGCGCCTTGAAAAGGCTGTGATCTTTCATCATATTTAAAGCCTAAAAGGTCTAATCCCTTTGTATAAGCGTCTTCCCACTCGGACCGTGAATCGCGGTCCATCTTAAAATCACCAACTAAGTCGGTAGATATAGAATTTAAATCGTCATCTGAGAGAATGTCTGCCAAGTTTTCGTAAAAATCTCCTGTTGATCCTGCCTTATTTGGGTCAAAATCAATAGTAGCGCCGCCGTCTTCTTCTTGAATAATATCGATGTCTGGGTCTTGTCTAGCCTGCTCAATGAAAACTTCTGTGTCCGCGTCGCGCGGTCCATCAATTTCTCTAAAGTTTGGTATTGGTTGTATCTTTTTATCAACGGCCATTATGTAATCCTTGTTTTAGTTCGTTTACCTTTTTTCATTCTTTTAAATCCACGAGGCGTGATTAATCCACCACGTTTCCCTTTTCGCGGTTCAACGAGCGTTGGATTAATACTAAATAATTCTGATTCAATTTCTATAATTTTATCATCATCATCTCCTGAAATAGCATCGCTCAATAAATCTAAAAGTTGAGCTACTCTTGATGATCCTTTTTCTGCCATGTGGCCTCCTAATAATAATTTCGTTGCATTCCTATTGCTAATTGCTCCGGTTCATAATCTTCTGGGTGCACCACAAAATTACCTTGGCGGAACCTTAACATAGCTTGGGTCATGCTGTCTACTAAATCATCATGTTCCCCAAATGGAAAAGCCGCACACTCCTCCACCATCTCTTCTGCCCATCTTTCATCTGGACGCCATACCATGCCAGCTTCAAATAAAGGTGCAACAGAATTGACTCTAACGTGTTTATCATTTCCTTTGCTCGGTGTAAAGTTAACAACAGGAATTCCCATTGCACGTAGCTCATCTGTTAGTGGCATACCACTTGCTTTTGCTTCAATCAATACAGTTTCAGGGTCCCAATATTTATATTCTTCCATCGCTGTTTTTTTTAATTCAGGAAAATCCCATCTGCCTTTTTTACAATCCATTAGTATTGCACTAGGCTTATAAGAATTTTTTGGATAAAATATTCCCCAGGTTGATATTGCTGAAAAGTCGGCGGTCTCTTTTTTGCTGTAGGCGGTATCATAACTTTGTATGATGTGTACCATTTCAGGCGGGTCCTCTTCTTCCCAAATCTTCCACCACTCTCTTTTAATAATGGAACCTTCTTCTGAAACAGGATTTTGTTGCCACTGTGCTTGCCATTTCTGCTCTGTCAAAGAAGCCTTAACACTTTCCAATTCTTCTAATTTCCAATACTGTGGCCAGATTGGCTCATTGCTTGGTAAAATAGCAGGAAACTCTACAACTTCCCATTGATCTGCTTTTGGTTCTGTTTGTGCTTTCATCAACTGACCAGTCAAATCTTTCGTAGACCAACGTGTCATAACAATAAGAATTCTACCTCCTGGCTGTAAACGTTGTCTAGGACCAGAGGTATACCACTCATACGCACTATCCATTGCTGTCTCGGACAGCGCATCTTGTTCCGAATGAGGATCATCAATAATCAAGAGATCCGCACCACGGCCCGTGATTGCACCACCAACACCCGCAGCAAAATATTCTCCACCATAGTTTGTTTCCCAACGTCCCGCTGCTTTACTGTCTGCACTTAAGTTTACATTTTCAAAAACATTTTTATATTCTCCAGTTCCCATTAAGTTTCTAACCTTACGACCGAACCGGTAAGCGAGTTCCGCGGTGTGTGTTGTTTGTATAATTTTTAATTTAGGATTCATTCCCATCATGAAAGCAGGAAACAAGAATGATGCAAACTCTGACTTTGTATGTCTTGGTGGCATATTTACAATTAATCTTTTTATTTTACCGTCCGCTAGTTCTTGAAGCTTGGCGGCCGTTTTTGAGTGGTGGGGGCCTTTGACAAAATCTGGCCACATTACCCTAACAAAATTTAAAAAGTTATCTTGAGCTGCTGCTTGTAATTTTAATTCCTGTTCACGGAGCAACAGCTTTAATTCTTCAGCTGATGGTTTATTCATTCCGTAACATTATCATACTCTCTGTATTTGTAAAACAGACTATAGGACTGTCGCCACAAAACTACGGGGCCTAAAAAGGGGGGCGGGGGGTCTTAAAAAAACATTTCGGATTTTGGGAATAGGCTGGGACTCAAAAGGGAGAAGGCAAGAGGAGGAAGAGAGCTGACCTATCCTCCCTGCTCTTTTCTTTTCACGTGAAAAGGATAGGGCAACGGATAAGATACGAAAATTATTTAAAAAAAGATTTAACAAGAGGGTTCAATCCCACGTATACATATTGCAAGTATGCAACTCCTGTGAGCTAGTCAGTTATTTCATTCTGGCTAGCTCTAAAAACTTATCCACATTATTCGTAATAAAAGATAAATGAACTATATAAAAGATAATCTTTTACATGTACTGGTATAATTATATTCAAGCTTGGTTGGGCAAATGGTCTGACAACCTCGACACTCCGAAACAACAGTAGGGGACGAGGATACAGATCTACCAAGGTTGAATACAACAACCGATTGAAAGGTACTCAGATGAGCGAAAGCAATAATCTAGATATCGATCAGGTACTCAATAAGCTTGCTGAGCTACTGGCTCAGAAGCTTGAAGAGAGGAAGAGCGACACTGCTTCTCTTCTCGATAGGGTAACTGACTTAGAGGATCGCATTGACGATTTCTCTGAGGACGATATCCGTGATTGGATTAGCGATGCGATTAACAACGCTACGATCACGATTGAGTCGTAATTCTATCAAGAGGGGCGAGATGAGCTCGCCCCTTAAACTCTTTAAGGAGTTCAATATGAAATACAAAGAACTTGTATTAGAAGCCCTTAAAAAGAATTTCAAGGATTTATCTGATAGCGGTCACGCTATCGAGGACAAAGATTATTATGTTAATGATCTTGGTCTTCCAGAAGGATATGTTGATGAGTTCGTTACTCGTCATCATTCTTCTAAGGATAACCCTAAGGGGATGATTTTTAACGCACAGGGCGAAAGGTTAGAATACCTTGACGGTGTTTATAACCTACAAATCCTTAAGCATATGGCTTGGATGTTAAACCCAAATAGTAAAGAGTACGAAGACGGTCTAAGCTCTTTGGGTCGCGGCTTCGAAGCTAGGCATTACCATAAGGCTATTGCCAAGGCTTTGGGTTAATCTTTTACAAGGGGCCAGATAAGCTGGCCCCTTAAATCATTGATAAAGGAAATCATTATGAAAAATAATGACGAACAAGCTACTTACAAACAGCTTGGTTATATCAATACAGCGTTAAGAAATCTGGAGGTCAAAGGGCTTCTAGATAGACTTGGCACTCGAAGAGATATTTATTCTCTTCCAATGTCCAAGAGAGACGCAAGGCTCATTATCGAAGATATCAAAGATAACTTTGAGAATGACGAAATCTTTACCGACATAAACTAATACCTGTCGGTTGGGTAGGGGGGGCGTTATTACGCCCCTTCATTACTTAACTAGAAAGGAAACGACTATGACTAAACTAGAGAAGGTGCAAGCGGAAAAAGAGCAAGCACTGATTTTATTAACGCAAGTTGTTGAAACTTACACCTTGCGCGATAAAGGCAAAATTCAAGGCGCATATGTGTACAGCCGTGAATTACTAGACGAAAGAATTAATAAATTTTTTGAAAGGCTAGGTTTTAAAAATGTGGAATGAAAAAACACAAGCAATATTAATTATTCTTATCGGAGTATTCTGTATCGTGATGACGATACCGACATTTTTCTTATGATGACATACTTTGATATAAAAATAAAAACATGGGACGCAAACGAGCGTCCCATGAAAAAGCTATCCAAAGATGATATAGAAATGATTGTGTATCGAGTTAGAGAAGACTTAGCGGAAGGCGGGTCAATGGATACTCAAGGCGAAACGCATTTATTAACTTTCGATAATGGTGGCTTAACATCTAAATAGAGTAGGGGGGCTTATGCCCCCTTGCTACTATCATTTTTTATTACTATCACGCTTTGTATCCGTTTTGTTTACGTTTAGCGTTTCAAAGAGTTTAACGCTTCATTCCAACCTTTAGTATACGCTTCATCCCAGCCTTCATAATCGTGCTGCTCGTCCAGGGCTCTATTATACGCCCTGATTAAATGAATCAAATGCATATCTAATAAGTTTATTTCCTTTTCCTTACTTCTCGATTTGTGTAAGTTTAGCGCCTGATCGTGCATATCACAAGGTATACCGCGCTGCTCGCTTTCAGGTTTGCCTAGATTATCCAGGGTATTTTCAACTTTTAATAATTCTCTTAATATCATATTTTTTCTTTGTTAACGTTTAGCGCGCCCCGCTTACCGGGGCCCGCTTCATAATTTATAAATCTTCTAGCATTCCTTCATAAATGTCCTGAGCATATCTATGCTCAACATAAAAGCAACGCTCATCAACTATTGACCTGGACCAATCATCAAACACAACGTTTTTTTGCCACCAGTCCAGGGCCGCCTCTGTATGCAATTTGAATTCAACTATTGAACCCTTGCTGCTTATGGCTGCATGATTTTTTAACATTTTTTTATTCCTTTCTACTTGATTAATATATAAAAGACTATAAAGGATAATAAAACATTTAACAATAAGAAAGTGAAAAAAATGTACACAATAAAAAAAGCTAAAGAATTGACCGGCGGCGGTATTAGCAATAGTAACCGTAAAATGCCAGGTCACACTTACGGCCTGAGCGCGCTGGAATGTAAGACCGGGGAAAAGCTGCGGGGCATTCCTGGTTCAGTGTGTTTTTTATGCTATGCAATGAAAGCTAATTATTTTTATCCAAGCGTAAAGACTGCACATGAAAGAAGGCTCAAGTCTATTAATAATAAAACCTGGACCGCGGCTATGATTCAATTAATTACGCATTATGAAAAAAATTATTTTAGATGGCATGATAGCGGGGATATACAAACAATAGAGCACTTAGGCAAGATCTGCGCCGTAGCTGCAGGGACGCCCCATATTAAACACTGGCTGCCAACACGTGAAGCAAAAATATTAAAAGATTATAAAGAAGCGGGCGGGGTGATCCCTGCAAACCTGGTTATACGCTTGAGCGCGACTATGGTAAACGGGGTCCCGTCTAAAATTCATGATCATTCGTCAACGGTTCATACCGCCGGCGTTAAACCAATTGGTGAAGCTTGCAACGCGCAAAATCAGGGCGGCCAATGCCTGGACTGCCGCGCATGTTGGAACCCTGCAATTAAAAATATTTCTTATGAAGCGCATTAAAATATTATTTGAATTCTGTATAATTATAATCTTAATCTACTGGCTAATACTCAAACCGATATTTTGGATCATCGACAAACTTCAAGAGGGCGCCTAAGCGCTCATCAAAAAAAAGCTTTCTGAAAAATAAAGTGTGTACGTTTTGTGTACGTTTAGCGTTCCGCTAACCTACTATCACGTTCTCTTGTGTGCGTTTTGTCAACCGAGAGGCGAGGGTCACCCTCCTCCGATTTGGGTACGTTTTGTGTGCGTTTAGTCAACGTTTCGTGAACCAGTTGCCAGTCAAATGGTTTATCAAACACGGCTATCGGTTCGGTTTTCGGTACGTTTTGCGCGAGTTCCCTACCCTTGTCCCCTCCATAGATTTTTATGGTACTCTGTTCGAGGGTCGTGGCTATGATAAAACATTTTCCACCCTTCAAATGGTGCTGTAAATTCCACGCAATCTGATGAGGCGTAATCTTTAATTTATTACTATAAATTACCTTTAATTCAGCCGTAAAGAACCCACAGGAGGGGAAACAACCAACAAGGTCTGGAAACCCCTGTATTGTGCGAGTTTCTATTCTTGTCCAAGATATTTTAGACAAATTCTTTTTTAATAATTGCCAAAACTTAGCCTCTGGTTTGCGTAACATTTCTAAGGGCTAACAGTAACCTAAAAAAGATTAAATTAAATAAAAGATTTTCTTTGATAATCTGTTAATTCATGATAAAGGTTTTTTTAGAAAGCCAATTAGTAGGACTATACTGGCGGGACTTGGGAGTGGCACCCTAGGTATCCCCTCCACCTAGGTGGATGTGACAGGGGACTGTGATGAGCAGACGAGAGTGACTTTATAGGACTGGTTTCGAAAAGCTTTCAATGATTTATATACTGTGAAAGTGGATAAAACCGCCACCGACTAGCGTTCCGATAAGTGCTTTAAAAAGGGAGGTCAGTATATAATTTATTCTAGGCGAGGATGAATAGTAGTAGGCATAAATATAACAGGTTTCTTAGTAACTGGTCATTGTTGAAATCAAGACGTTAAAAAAGGAAGGCTTACTAAGTGCTACTATAGGTAGCTTAGAATAAGAAATGAAGTTCACAATGACTTAAAGCGCTAATGTGTCTTCATAGGGTAGCATGGTCGCCCGAAGTATACCATGACGTGGGGCTGATAACTCGGTACAGTTTAGAAGTATACGCCAAAGTGTCAGCCCAAGGTATCTGAGGAGCCTTACACTCTCAGCTAGTAGCCGAGCTAGTTCCCTTCGGCAATTAACTTAACCAAAATAGAAAGAAGGATAATATGACATTTAAAATAGGAGACATGGTCGAAGTCAAATCGATTGAAGAATGGGGCTTTGTCCACGATAGAGAAATTGGTAAAGGTAAAAGAAACCTTTATCTAATAGATGAAATTCAAGGAGAAGGTTTTTCTTGGTTTCGTCAAGATGACTTAAAACTAATCAACAGAAAAAAGGAGGACTAAATGGGAGATAGAGTAAGTATACAGTTTAAAGATAGTGACGGAGATAAGTCACCAGTCTTGTTTCATCATTGGGGGGGAATGTACCTCCCCAAATTTGCATCAAATTGGATGAGGGCATTTAAAAAAAAATTAAGTATTGAAGATAATGTAAGTGACCCTTTAACTAGATTAGAGGCAAGATCAGTTGCTGTTCAATTTATTGCAGACCTAAGAAATCATGAATTTTTTCATGAGTGCATGGGTTTTGAAAAAGATGAGGAGGGTAAATCAATTTATCAAAAACCAATTCATTCTGGTGAGTTTGTTTCACATAGTGTTTATCTAGGTGCAGATGAAAACGAAGGAGACAACTCTGATAATGGTCATTTTGTTATTGATACAGATACAGGAGACTTTGTAATATAATTATAGAGGAGGGCAATTAAGCCCTCCTTTTTTTTAAAGGAGAATAATATGCCAGTACAACATACATATTGGGAATGGGAAGAGGCATTCGATAAATTTGGATTTGGAGACGGAGATGAGTGGAACGGCACGCATTTAGTTGAAGAATTTCTTCACGGCATAGGCTGTAAGGAAGTTGAGTGTGACTCTTGGGGAATACATAATTATATGATTTTCCGAATAGTAGATAAAGACGGCAAGGAATATGAGTTTGATGGTTACGAAGAACCTCAAAACATTTTGCCGAAACACATAGTTGAAAAACTAAACAAGGAGTTTTGATATGAAAAAAATAATTAGATACATCCTGTGTAAGTTTGGTGTGATTAAACCACAGCCAAGTTTAATATGGAGAAATATCCTAGACAATGAGCATATAGGTGTCATTGGTTATGGGTACAGTAGAAAAGATGTAATCAAAGCAGAAGATAAATGGAGGAGGTAACATGGCTAGATTTATTTTAGATGTTGAAACTGAATACGATAAAAATAATAATGTTTTAACTGATATTAAAAAAGGTTGTGAAATATTCGCTGACGAATACTTGTCACAAAAATTTAATGGTGGGGCTGTGAGCATAACCTGTATTGATAAACACAACACAGGGCAGTTTCATGAAGAAAACCGTTTTAATAAACTAACTTCAAAACAAATAAGAAACTTTAATAGGAGGGGAGATGACGATTGATATAGGTCATAACTGCATTGGGTGTCATGAGGACACCCAGTTCGGTAGTGGGAGGTT